ACGACAACAGCAGCAGGGACACCGGGTATTTATGACCCTAACGGTTCATTAGTTGTTAACTTCACAGGACAAGTCTCGACAGTACAAGAGCTAAGGAGAGCTTTTAGGCTTCAGGAGTATTTGGAGAAAAATGCAAGAGGCGGTACAAGATATACGGAGTTAATTCGATCTCATTTTGGAGTAATATCAAGTGATGCAAGATTGCAAAGAGCCGAATACATCGGAGGTTACAAACAGCGCATGCAAATATCTGAAGTGTTGTCAACAGCAAATACATATGAACAAAGTGGATCAGTTTTAGGTCAAATGGCTGGACATGGTATTAGTGTAGGAGGATCAGAAGAAATGGAATTCTATGTTGAAGAGCATGGATTTATTATAGGAATAGTAAATGTTCAACCTGAGACAGCATATTTCCAAGGGCTACATAGACAATTTACAAGAAAGACGCCTTTAGATTACTATTGGCCATCATTCGCATTGATTGGAGAGCAAGAGATTAGAATGAAAGAATTATATGGATGGGTCCCAGTAGGAGATATGGATAAAATATTCGGATACATCCCTAGATTTGCAGAGTACATGTACATGAATAACCGATTGGCAGGACAGATGAAGGATAAATATAGATACTGGACGTTTGTACGGTCATTTAATGCACCGCCGCAACTTAATTCTACGTTCATTGATTGTGACCCTTCAAGAGAACCATTTGCAGTTTCAGATGAAAACGAGCCTAATGTTATTGCACATATATTCAATAACATTCTCGCAATTAGGAAAATGCCAAAATTTGCAAGTCCAACAATATAATGTGTTTCAGTAAAATATGTTTAGCAAGGAAAGGGACGGTGTTTTACGGTAAAGTATATAATGAAGATTTATTGATTCCTTGTGGAAAATGTATAAGATGTAAAGAAAGAAGAATAGACGATTGGGTTATACGGTTGAAAGCGGAGGATAAAAATGCCCAATCGTCTTACTTTATTACGTTCACATATGATACACAATATGTGCCAATATCCAAAAATGGATTCATGACCTTAAACAAAGAAGATATGACCCGATTTTTTAAGAGATTAAGAAAAACGGGAGAAAAAATAAAATATTTATATGTAGGTGAATATGGCTCAGCAAACAAAAGACCTCACTACCACGCGTTAATATTTGATATTAAAAATATTGAAAATGTTTATAAATCATGGAAGTTTGGATATATTCATGTAGGACAAGTCTCGGGAGATTCAATTGCATATACAATGAAGTATATGGATAAACCAGCGCAAGTTGGAAAATTTAAAAGAGATGACAGATTACAAGAGTTTATGTTATCATCAAAGTCGTTAGGTGCGTCTTGGATAACACAAAACAAAATAGATTATTATAATAATAATTTAGATAAAAATTATGTAACTGACAACGAATTCAAAAAAGCACTTCCTAGATTTTATAGTAAAAAAATGTTTTCAAAATCAGTGAATAAAAAACGAGTAGATATTATTCAGCAAAACGTAAACAAGAAGAAGGAATTGGATGTATTTGTTTACGAGGAAAACAATGACGATACGTATGAAAACGCTTATAGAAATTATCAAATTCAATTAAATATTAAAAGTAAAAACAATGTCAAACGACAACAAAGAAATAACATATAATGCATTTGGGTATAAACCTCAATATTGTACAATAGAAAATGTACATTCTAGAAAAGAAATAGAATGTGAAAAATCACATTTATTTCCAAGTATAACAGAACCAGATCAGTCTTTGAGTATAGAGGAAATATTGCAGAGAGGATTGACGGGACAGTCTTTAACAGGAGAAAATGGATATTACGGCATTGATGAAGAAATGGCATCAATTGACAGAATGGACAAACTGGAAAGGATAGATTTTGCAAGGCAAAATAGAAAAAGAGTGGATGCATTAAGAATGCAAATGCAAAAAGAAGCAGAAGAAGAAGAAGCAAGAAAACAAGAGGCAGTCTTCCAAGAAAAAGTCGATGCAGAAATTAAGTTGAGACAAGCCAAGGAGACTAATAAGGAATAACTGTTTATTTGGGATTGGTTAGTGTAAGCGTCGTGTTAAAAGTAATAGGGCGCTTACTTATTACCGCACGCCCCGCGTGCAAGGTATAACGCAAGTATAAATAGGGTACTATGAGGAGGCACCCAAACAGCTTAGCAATATGTTATGAGCTGTCACGGTGGGAGCGGAGCGGCTCACCCATGAAAAAAGCTACAAAAATTTTCTAAATTTTTTTGAACTATTTCAAAGGCTATAATGTTCTAGATGTATTATAGCCAGTTGACACCATAAGGGTTGTCAACTAGAAAAGCAAGAGAAAATAATATTTGTAAACCATTTAAAATTTAAACGTATGCCAGTAGAATCAGCTATAATTGGTTCATTATCAGGTTTTAATGATCAAAGACAAGATACTTTAAACAATATACTTAACTTCATGGGAGTTAAGGAGCAGAGGAAGTATAACGAGAGCATATATGAAAAGCAAAAACAAGATAATCTTGATTTTTGGAGACTACAAAATGATTACAATTCCCCAGCTAATCAAATGGCACGTTATAAGGCTGCTGGACTCTCTCCACATTTGATATATGGAAAAGCAGGAGATAACTCAGCAGGAAATTTGTTGACCCCTAATTTTCAGTCCACAAATAAAATAGAAGCTAGAACTACGCCCAATCTGAGCACTTTCGTAGATAACGAAATAAAAGTAGCTCAAGCAGATAATTTGAGAGCACAAAATCAAGTATTACAAAACGAAGCACTCTTAAAGGCAGCGCAAACAGCAAATACGCTACAACAAACGGATAGAGGAAAATTCGATTTAGAGTTCGAAACAGAACTGCGACAAACGTCTGCAGATGCTAGGAGGGAAGCGTTAAGGCAGTTAAAGCAGTCCATAGATATTGGACTAAAAGATTATGAGATTAGAGCGGCACAATCCGCAACGAGCATAAAGGAGGCATTGGAACGAATAGTAAAAATGAGAATAGACAATGCAAAAACGAAAGAAGAAATTCAAAATCTTAAACAAACTAGGCAGAATATTATTAATAGTAATAAACTCCAAGAGCTCGATATACAATTGAAAAAGATGGGATTACAACCACATGACCCACTATGGCAGAGAACATTGATACAACAATACGATCTTATTAACTCGGCAAAAAATTTCGATAACAAGTTATCAGATATGTTTACTAATATATCTTCATGGTTTATCAAGGACAAAAAGAGAAACAACTCCTTACGGAGGTAATTATTAATTCATTATTTTTTAACAATTAAATTTTATACAAAATGTACAGACGTTATTCAAAGTCTTCTATGAAGAAGACACGACCAATTAGATTTTATCACGTGTCAAGAGGTGGCGTAAGACTATAGAGATATGAGAGATATGACCACAGTTACAACAGTAGAAGACAATTTAGTATCAAACACTGAAAAAGAAATCGAAAGATTAGCTTTATTGTTTTATGAATTAAACATAGTAAAGGGATATTTAGAAGTACAATTACAGTTATGCAACGAGGAAATAGACAAGATTCAAGAACAATCAAAATCACTAATTGAAAAATGAGATACAAATCAGATGTATTTAGCACAGTAGTAATGCCAGATGTTGAAAGCAATGCTTTTGATTTATCGCATGACGTAAAAATGACATTCAGTATGGGACAACTAGTTCCTACATGTTGCATGGAGGTTTTGCCTGGAGACAATATTAAAATAAATGTTGAAAACATGTTCAGGTTTGTGCCATTGTTAGCCCCCGTAATGCACAGAGTAAACGCAACTACTCATTACTTTTTCGTACCAAATCGATTGATATGGAGTGGATGGCAGAATTGGATCACTGGTAAAAATGCTGAAAGCGGTATAAGCACAACAGTACCCCCACAAGTAAAGCCAACACAAGCTTTTGAAAATGGTTCATTGGCTGATTATTTAGGATATCCATCGAGTAATTTCGCGGGGAATGTGATTACAGATTCAGTAAATATCATGCCTGTAGCTGCATATTGTAAAATCTATGATGAATATTATAGAGGAGAATATACAAATCCTGAAACATTTGTAGGTGTTAGTAGTGGAATAGGAGGACCAATCAATGATCAGTATGTACCTATAATGTCATTGCCGCCATTTAAGAGAGCATGGAATCATGATTATTTTACAAGTGCGCTTCCATTTGCGCAGAAGGGAACACCTGTTACATTACCGTTATTTTCGAATCAACAGTTAGATGTTACAATGAAATCAGGTACAACTAATTCAGGTATATTTAGATCTAACATAGGCGCAAAACCTTCCATAGGAGGAGATATAGAAGCATATACAGGAGTGGTTCCGCCAGTTTTAGGTACGACAACAGCAGCAGGGACACCGGGTATTTATGACCCTAACGGTTCATTAGTTGTTAACTTCACAGGACAAGTCTCGACAGTACAAGAGCTAAGGAG